TTTCGAGTCCGAAGCTCTGCCGACTCCTGGTCAGCAGGGACACGCTGCCGCACGCGTCAACCTTAAGTACGCATACGGTGGTGTCCAGCTCACTGGTCAGGCCATCAGCCTGTCCGACACCGACGCTAAGGCTTTTGCCCGTGCGTTGGACAACGAGGTTGAGGGCCTCAAGAACGACCTGAAGAAGGACATGAACCGCCAGGTTTATGGTTCTGGTAACGGTGCTATTGCCGTTGCTACCGGTGCTAACACCGGTGCTGTCGTTCCTGTTGCTGACGCTCGTTACTTCCAGATTGGTATGGTCGTTGACACCCAGACTGGTACCACCGTTGACAACACCGGACTGGTTGTTGCTTCTGTGGACCTGACCCCTGGTGCCAACACTGTTACCTTCACCACGACCCCCGGTACCGCTACCGCTAACAACGACATCATCGTCCGCAAGGGCTCCGGTGTTGCTGCTGCTGGTAACCGTGAACTGACGGGTCTTCGTGCTATCGTGAGCGACTCGGGTACTTTGTACAACATTGACCCGACCTCAGAGCCCGAGTGGAAAGCTACCGTTGACGACAACGGTGGAACCGCACGCGCCCTGTCGGAGTCGCTGATGATTAACATGGTTGACAGCATCCGCACCAAGGGTGGTTCTACCACTCTTATCCTGCAGTCGCTCGGTGTTCGCCGTGCGTACTTCAACCTTCTGTCGCAGCTGCGTCAGACGGTTAACACGCAGGAATTCACCGGTGGTTTCTCCGGTCTTGCGTTCACCACTGACCGTGGAGAAATCCCTGTCGTGGCTGACGTTGACGCACCTCTGAACAAGCAGTGGTTCATCAACGAAGACGCTCTGACCTACTACCGTGACGAGGACTGGCACTTCATTGACCGTGACGGTTCAATGTGGAAGCAGGTCCGCGACAACAGCGGTGACTACGACGCATACTACGCTCGCATGGTTGAATACCACGAGCTTGGTACTGACCGTCGTAACAGCCACGGTGTGATTGAGGACATCACCGAAGCGTAAGCTTCGACTTCAGATGGCCCGTCCCTTATAATGGGGACGGGCCATCATCTTTTTGGAGCGTTATGGAAAATAAGTTTCTCTTTTACCAGGCTGTTTCTGCATTGCCTGAGGGCCTTTCTCTTTCTGATTATGAGTGGAAGTTTTACAGCGATAACGCTGGAAAGCAGATTTTAACGGTAACTCTTACTGATGTTGAAGACGGGCAAACGCTCGTCTATGACGCAGATGCGGGTCAGTGGGTTAATGGTGCCGGGGGAGGAGGTACTGGTGTTACCGTAACTGTCGGTACTGTTGAACCCACTGACCCGGCAACTGGCGATATTTGGTTTGATACCACTGACGACACGCTGTATTTGTTTGATGGGACTGTTTTTGCTGCCAGTGTAGGCCCTGTCGGACCTAAGGGAGATACTGGTGACACGGGACCTGCTGGCCCTCCCGGACCTACTGGGGTGGTTGCAGCAACGCTACCTATTACATACGACAGCGGTACTCAGACGGTTGGTTTTGACGGTTCTGCTGTTGGTAACTTAACTGAAATTGAGTACATTGATTTTGACACCACAGCAGAGTACGACCCCGAAGAAGGCGAAATTTCGTGGGATAGCGACTTTGACACGCTGCAGGTTGGGCTGCCAGATGCAGTAAATCTGCGTGTTGGTCAGATGCATGGTTTTCGTGTTAAAAACTCGTCCGGCTCTACCCCAATAGCTAAAGGCACTCCGGTCATGTTTGCGGGAGCTACCGGCGATACCGTAACAGTTACCCCAGCTGTGTCGAACGGAAGTTACGAGCCAGACTTACTTGTGGGTATCACGTACCAGGAAATTGATGCTGACGGCTTTGGTTTTGTTATGCAATTTGGTACGGTTGACCACATTAAAACTGACTATGCGGGGTGGGCCCTTGGCGATTTGCTATACATGGACGCAAGCAGTCCAGGCGGGCTCACTAAAACACAGCCTGTTGCACCCGCTTGGCGCAGGCCAATCGCGGCAGTAACTCGTGTTGACGCAACCGGTGGACGTATAGTTGTTCGCGCTTTGCCCAGTACTCACATTCACGACATTGACGACGTGACTATTACCAGTGTTGCAAACAATGATTTTCTTGTGTACGACGGAACAGAGTGGGTAAATCAGAACGGCCTTACATGGGGCCAAGTAGCGGGAGTTTAGGATAAAATCGGCGTATGTTTAGTACATTAGGACAATCGGCTCAAGTGTTCAATTCGGACCTTGGCGAATTCATTAGAGAAGACCACGCACGTTTTGCAGAGATTCTGCAGGATTTTAAACCGACGTACAGTTTGGTGTACATTCCGCAGAAAGACCGAAAAACACCGGAAGAAAAACAAAAACCGTGGGCCATCGTTGACAGGCCCGACAACGTACAAGAATATGTGGTGCGTTTTTTGTCGGAAGAAGAAATGAAGGAACCACACAAGATTCTTGCGTGGCTATTTGATGGCGACATTGTGCGCCACGGTGCCGAAAACGTGTTGAAGCGTATTGAGGCTGAAGAGACGGCTAAAAAGCTGTTGGAGTTGAAGAGACAAGAGGACGAATTAGAAGATAGAATTGAGTTTGGTGCTTTCATAGCTACTGGGGGACGGGACAAAAAGCACACGTTTACCCACAATGGCAGGAAGTTTGAACGATGAGTTACAGTACCCCGAGTAAAACCGTAGGCAACGTGTACGATGCTGTAAAACGTATTTTTGGTGATGAAGCTGGTGTGCAGCTTACTAATGACGACATTGTGCGTTGGATTAACGAAGCACAGGTGGACATTTCACAGCAAAACCAAATTTTGCAAACGACAGCAACGTTGCCGGTTACTGCGGGCACTGCCACTTATTCGCTGTCTTCTATTACCCCAAAAATTGATGAGGTAGCGTCTATCTTGCTTGATGGGCGGCGTGTCGGAAATATTCCTATTTCTCAGGCGGAAGAAAGCATTTCGCTTGCAGACCCAGAATCTACTGAAACTGGTGCGCCACAGTTTTGGTATTCCTGGGGCGGCGAAGTTATTTTCTGGCCTAAACCTATCCAAAACTACACAATGACGATTAGGTACACGGCACAGCCGACAGACGTAACCACTACCGCCAGTGACGTGCTTGCACTTCCGAACGAGTGCTTTACCGACATTGTGAACTTTGTTTTGATGAAGGCTTACGAAATGGACGAAAACCCCGAAATGATGGCAGTCAAGCAGGCAGAGTACAGCTCCAGTGTTGCTGAACGGGGCGAAAACGAGCGTATTGCTGCCAGCATGACATACGAGACTAACATTACGTTCGAGCTTATCTAGGAGAGGCCATGCCGGGTACGTCGATACAGGTAGGGCCCTTTGTTGGTGGCCTCAACACGTTCAGTGACCCTACCGCTATTGCAGACAACGAACTTACCGTCTGCAATAACTTTGAGTTGGACCTTGATGGTTCGCTAAAGTCGCGCCCACCTATTGAAGACCTAGATATCGATTTTCCACTTGCGGCGACGGGAGACATAGAATTTCTGGGTACGTTTCAGGTTTCGCAAACACAGTCATATTTGATTGCTAGCGATGGTGACAGCAAAACATACTATTTTAACGGCACTGCGTGGACTCTTATTACTAACACGATTGCTGCTGCTGGTTTTGTACAGTTTGATGATAAGGCGTGGCTGACCGCCCCTGTCGGTTCTGCTAATCCTGGCGGTTATTGGACTGTTGCTGGTGGTTTTACGGCTGACGCAAATATGCCTAAGGGTGAGTGTATTGTGTCGTTTAAGGGCCGTTTATGGATTGCTGAGGGTAAAGACAGCACTAACCAGGGTACAAGGCTGTACAGGTCTAAAACGACGGCTGACCCGTCTTTGTGGGTAGCGAGTAATGACTTTGTGGATATTGGTTCTGGCGACGGTCAGAACATTGTTGAGTTGGTGGTGTACTTTAACACGCTGCTAATTTTCCGCACTAATTCTACGTTTGGTTTGCAGTACACGACTGACCCCGCAGCAGCTGTGGTGTCGTCAATTCTTCCGACAGTGGGGTTGAACTCGCGGTATGCGATTACACAGTTTGAGTCGTACATTTACTTTATGTATGACGAAAAGGCGTACGAGTTTGCAAACAACCGTGCGTCGCAGATTAACGTGAAAACACCTTTTAGTTCTACGGTTACGTCGGGTTTTCACAATAACTATGCTGTGTCAGAGTTTAACCGCCGCATTGTTTTCACGTATTTTGACCAAATGTTTGTATACAGTCTGCAGACACGTTCGTGGACTAAGTGGGTGTCCAACACGTTTGGCTCGCTGTGCAAGATGGCGACTTGGAGTAATGACCAGGATAAAGCTATTGTTTTGACGCATAAGAATATTGAGGTGCCTGCTGGTGGTTCTCGTTCTGCCCCACTATTGCGCATCACTGATGAGTATGTGAGTGGTGTTACGGAGACGATGACGTGCAATATTCAAACAAAGAACTTTAATTACCAGGCGAGTTCTATTTACAAGCGCTTGTTTTGGTGGGGCTTGGATGCCAGGTTTAAGGGCACTGTCGTGGGTACGGCGCACCCTATTACACAGTCTTTTGCTACAACGTGGCAGGTTTTGTTGTCTCAAACTTGGCAGGCTTCGTTGTCTAATGCGTGGGCTAACCCTGCTTCTGGTGCAGCCCCCGTATCGACAAGCGTTACAGAAACCGCTTTAACGTTCCGTCGTGTGTTTACTAAGTTCCTTAAATCGCTGCGGTTTAGGCAAATTTATTTCACTGTGTCGTTTGAGACGACAGGTACTGCTGCTGATGCGCCTGTTAGACTATTCTCATTGATGACTTATGTGAACCCGAAGCAGACCGTGTCTAAGGAAATCACTTAATGAACCGCGTTCGTACTGAGTTTAGCCGCGTACCCCAGGGGGGTGGCGGTTTTAACCCGTATGCTGCTGGAAAGAAGCATTACGGGAGTGGACGTCCTATGCCTACTGTTGGTAAAGTAAGGGATAGGGCGGGCTATACTATACGTGATAATAAAGCTGCCGCTAGACGGGACGCTTTGCTCAGGAGGCTATCTTGAAAAAAGTGTGGGAAACAAAAAACCCTAAACCGAAAAGCGAGCGGAAGTCTTTGACTCCTGCACAGAAGTCTGAGGCTAAATCAAGAGCTAAAGCTGCAGGACGGCCTTATCCTAATTTGGTGGATAATATGGCAGCTGCTAGACAGAAAGCTATACGAAAGAGGCTGTCGTAATGTACCGCGATAAAATGAGTATGGGCAATCGTCTTGCTCCTCAGAAGTCTAAGTATGACGAGAATGAGGAGCGTAAAAAGGCCATGATGCGTAAGCTTTCTGGTAGCCCTGGTAAGACTTCTTCGGGGATGTACTAATGGCTATTACAAATCCTAGACAAGCCGATTTAGATGCTGCAAAAAGAAGAGCTGTTGGATTTAAAATTACTAATCCTCGGCAAGCTGATTTAGCTCAAAGCTATGCTAAAAAAGATGTTGGAAATATACAACAAGGTACTTTTGTTAGAAACCCTGGCTACGAGCTAAAAGCACCAACAATTAAAAGTAATGACACTGGCGGAGGTGGAGGAAGCCAAGGTGGAGGCTCTCAGAACATTCAGGCTCTTCCCGCAACTACACAATCTAGAGGGCTTGGTCCTATTAACTGGAACGACTCACTATACGCTTCACAGATTGCCGCAATTGACCGTGCCTTGCGCGACTTTGAAACAGGTGCCCAGACCCGTGGTGAACGTTACGGAATGGACTATTTGACTGGTTTGCGTCGTCTTGGGTATAGGCCGCAAGAAGGTTTTGTAGCTATGAGACCTATTGGCGAGCAGGCTGCTGACCCGGTTGCTGGGGCTTTAACTGCCGCTGCTGAGCCCGATAAAATTAGAGGCCAGTTTGATATTGAAGGTGAGTACGACCCGTTTAGTGCTGCGGCTATGGGTACTCGTTCTGCTCGTGATGAGTTTGCTGCTCGTGGAACGTTGAGGTCTAGTGACTTTGTTCGTAATTTTGCGGAGTTCCAAAACCGTCTTAACCAGCAGCTTGAGGGTATGGAGACAGGTCGTAGTCGATTTAGACAAGATTTGGATACTGAGCTTGCTCAACAGCGTACGACAGCTGAGGAGCGGCGTCAGCAGGTGCGTCGTGATGCCGAGAATAGGGCTATTATGCGTGCGATTCAGGAGGCTGGTTTCTAATGAGCGACGTAAAACTTGACGACGGTAAGAAAGACAAGCAAATCGGTATTGGCGGTATCCCAGACTGGTTTAAAAGGTTTTATGCCGGTACTCCTGGTGGGCGTATTCAGGAAGCTACGCAGCCCGGAAGTGTCGAATATTCGCCTGTAGGACAGGTTCCAGAGCAACAGTATGGTATTTCTGCTCTTGGTGGCGGTTTGCGTGGTATTGGGCGCGGTGTTGAGGCTGGCTTGCTGAACGCTGGAGAGGCTGTTTACCGTTTTCTTACGTCTCAGCCTCAGGCAGATTACCAGCAGGGTCTGGGTAGCCGCGCCTATTCGACTGACGCTCTTCCTTATTCTGGTCCAGCCGAAACAGACCGCGCAGCTTCTGCAGGTTTACGTGGAAGAACTGGGGGTACCCAGTATCCGGTTGCAGAGCCTACCGTTACGGATGCTTTAGCTGAAGCGCTCGCTGGTTACACCGACCCTGTCGTTGATTACAGCGGTTACCGCGATGCTTTGATGGGGCAAGCTACGGATTTGAACGCACAAATTGCTGCTTTGTACAGTCAGCTTGGTGGTACAGCCCAGCAAAACATTGACCGTCTGCGTGACATCTATGGTTCTGCTGAAGCTGGCATTGGTCAAACTTACGACAGTTCGGCTCAGAACGTGCGTCAGGCTTACGAGTCTGCTCAACAGCAGGCTGCTGACCAGATGGCTCGTTTGGGTATTGAGGAAGCTGCTGGGCAGATTCTTCCGTCGCAGGCTTTGTCTCAGGCTGAGGCGTTGGCACAGCTTGAAACGGGACGTGCTGGCGGCTTGTCGGCTACGGCACGTTATGGTGCGTCTGCTGGTGAGTTTGGTTCTCAAATGGCGCAGGCTGCACAGCAACAGGGTGCTGAACAGCAGACTGCGGTGTTGCGTGCTCTGCAACGGCAGATTGCTGAGTCGCAGCTGGCTGAGGCTATGGCTCTTGGCCAGGGTCCGACAGCTCGTGAGCAGCTTGCTCAGGACTTGGATTTGAGGGCTCGTTTGGCTAGCCCGACGGGTGACCCAGCTATGGACCAGGCGTTTAGCGAGTTTATGGCTGAACAACAGTTTAAAGGCCAGCAAGCCCAATTGGATGCTGCTAAACTTCAAAGTGACCTTTTCCAGGCTCTTCTAGCCCAGACCGGCGATGAAGCAACTGCTTTGGAGAGGTACTTGCAGGTAGCGCCTTCAGTATTGGGTGGCGCGGCTCAGTAATAGGAGGCTAAGTGTCAGACACCTCTCCTAAGAGTTTTTCTGAATATGCTAAAAACCGCCAGCCTGGGGTACAGTCTCAGCCGCTGTTTAATTTTCCTGCGCCGACAGAGCCTTTAAAATCTAGTCCAGGCAATCGCGGGTTTTTGGCGGGTTTTGTTGACGCGTTAAACCGTGGCGTGTATTCGCTTACTGAGCCGATTTCTAGTTTGCTGGATTTGCCTAAAGATATTGAGCGTATTCAGCAAACGGCGCGTACTGGTGATACTGCTGGTGCGATGAAGGACGCGTTTGGCGTGTATGTTAAGAACCTTACGTCGCCTGCTCGTGGTGCTTTGCATGGCCTTGTTCCCGGTATTGAGTATTCTCCGGAGGACAGGATTACGTGGGAAGGTGTTATTGAGAAAGGTGTCGATACCTATTACCGCAATAACCCTAACTATGTTGATGTTGAGAATAACGTTGACCCTAAGGTTAGGGGCGCGTTAGGTTTTGTTGGGGATGTTGTTCTTGACCCGATTAACCTGATTCCTGGTGTTTGGGCAGCTAAGGCTGCTGCTAAAGCGTCTAAGGAAGTAGCCACTGTCGGTGCTGACGTAGCTGAGGCCGGTGTTAGGGCAGCTGAAAAGGGTACCAGTGTTGTTGAGGAAGCGGCTAGAGTACAAGCTAAGAAAGCACCTAAGACTGCTGCTAAGGACCAGTTTGTTCAGGATGGTGAAGCGGCTGTTCCTAAAGGTAAGGCTGTTTCTTCTGAGTCATTCCCTGTCGCTGAGGCTAACGAGGCAATTGCTAAGAAGTTGGCTGCTGAGCCTGACAATATTAATGCGCCGTCTCAGGTTGTGCGTGAGTTGTTGCAGAAGAAGAAGATTAGGGTTGGTCGTAAGAATGAGCCGCTTAGTGGCGAGTTTACTAAGTTGTTTGAGCGGTTGGCGACGATTACTCCTGCGGCTGTCAAAGTTGCTTATAAACCATTTAATAAGTGGGCTGCTGAGTTTGGACAGTCTGTTTCTGCTAAGGCTTTTACTGCACAAACTATTAACTTAAGGCCGTTTAAATTTATTGCTAGTCGTATGGGCGGTAATACGACAAGCATGAAAGCTTTGCTTAGTTTTTACGAAAACTCTATTAAGAACAAAGACTTTGCAATGGTTCGTGAGATTGAGAACCAGATTCTTAAGCCGATGCACAAACGTTATGTTGAGAGGGCTAAGACGGGCAAGCCGGTTGATGCGGTTGGTAACTTTATTAAAGCGTCTGACACGGTTGTTAATGACATTCAAGAGAACGTCAATTTGACGATTGCAAGGCAGCTTAAAGAAGCTGAGGGCGAAACACTTGAAATAGCGATGAAAGTTTTTGGCGAGGACCTGTTTAAAGAAGCCCGCAGGCTTTCTGTCAACTCGCTGGCTAAGCTTATTGACAGCATTAAATTAGCCCTTGATGAGGCGGGTACGTTGCCTACATTTGGCACAATTAAGAAAGCGCGTTCTGAGTTCCTGCGTCGTTTCAGTATTGACGAGAAAATGTATCAGGCGGCTCTTGATGATGCTGCGGGTAAGGCAATGGATATTCCGACAGTTACTCCGGAATCGCTTGCCGACGATTTGACTGCTATCAGTGAAAGCATTGATGCCGGTACGGATGCTGAGCAGATTTTGCGTAACCTGGGGTATTTACCTTCTGATACTAGAGCTTTGGCTCCTGAGCAGCTTGCGCCAATTGTTTTGAAGCTTGTCGAGGACACGTTGAAGTACGGCGGTAAGGACAAGCCAGGCCCTATTTTTGAGAAGATGGACCTTGACGTTATTAACGGCAAGCACGACTTTATTACCGACGACGGTACGTTTAGAACTGCTGGCGTTTACGGCGAAGGTACTGGTGTCAAGGCTTTGGCAGCCAACACCCACTTCTTCTTAGACGTTATTTTGTCGCTGCAGCGCAACCTAGTTAAGTTGCTAGAAATCGGCAAGGCTCCTGACGTTTTAGCGGGCGCTACTCGCGGTTTTATTCGTGGTGCCGAAGCCGAGAGGCTGCACCTGGCGTCTATGAAGCTTATTGAAAAGCTTTTTGATGAGCACGGTTTGACGATGCATTTCGATGTGCAGTTCTTGGGCGACGCAGCTAAAGAGGTTGTGTCGTTGCGTTGGACGGATGCTTACGATGTTGTTAAGGCTTACCTCGGTAACGACAAGATTTTGCAGCTTTTGTTCCACAACAACATTAAGAGCACACTTCCGTACACCAAGTTTATGGACGCTGTGGCCGCAACTGTCGTCAAGAAAGATTTGCCCGAAGACGAGCTTCGTATGCTTATCGACGACATTTTGAAGTCGACAGAGCGCCGTAATCCTGTCCTTGACAGCGCAGACAACAGCAGAACTAAGCCCATCCCTAACTTCTTGGCCGAGGACGACAGCTGGTTTAAGTACGGTGTTGGTAAGGCCGGTAACTTTGGTGATGGGGTACGCCAGGCGGGTAAGGCTTTGGAGTGGAACAGTGGCGTGGCCAGGGAGAAACTAGTTGATGCCATTTATAACGCACGCGAAGACTTGGCACAGGTAGCCACTAACAGGCAGCTTGCTATAAAAGCTCGTGGGCAGGCAGAGGGAGAGGTGCTTAGCGACATTTATGCGGGCATTTTCTTGGACATTGCAGCTGACGCAACAAAACTTGCTGAGCAGTTAAACATTGTCGCTAAGGATGGCCGTGTCATTAGGGATATTCAAGAGTCGATGGATAAGGTGTCGCCGCTCGGCTCTAAGATTGCAATGCTCCGTGTTAACGCTGCACTGGGTTACGGTTATAAGCGAAACGCTGAGACCACTGTCGACCTGGCAGACAAGGTTGCTAAAGGCAAAAAGGAAGACATTGTTAAGGGACGCGAAGAGTCGCTGAAGGCTGCTGATGAGCAAGTAGAGGCGATTGAAAAGAATACGGAAGATTTGCTTAACGCCGCTAACGACGGTCAGCGCGGTTTTGACCCCGACACGCCGCAAAAGTTTATTGACAATGCTTACGATGAAATGGGTGAGGCCAGGTTTAACCTCAACAGGTTCTTGGAGGGAGAAGGCTACAAGAACATTAAGGTAGCTACAATTAAGTTCTTGGAGCCTCTTAACAAGTTCTTTAACGCTCGTGCCGGTATGCACAGCCGCAACCAGCTGTGGATTCACAGCCTGTTTAGGACTAAGGAAACGTTGCCGCTGTATTTACAGCACAAGTATTTGATGCCTTTGGATGCACTGTCGAAGAAGTTTGCTGGTGTCATAGAGGATGGCAGTACGACCATTATTCAGGAAGCGTTTAAACACGTAAAAAACCCTGCACTTGGTGTACCCAAAAATCCGATGGTTAAGGAAGCTTACGAAGCCCTGTCTACCCATTTTGGCCGCGTGTTTAACATTTCCGATAACCCAATTAACGACTTGTTAGGTAACACGTTCTTCCGTACTGGTGCAGGTGTGGCTTACTTGAACATGTTGTTTAAGAGCAAAGCTGTGCTGGGTCGGACCAAGTCTACGGTTGTAACGGCTACTGAGGATGGATTCTTTGACTTAAACAAAGGCTTGGCTGATGCGGCCAAAATTGCTCAAGATGCGGGACGTCCGCTGACAAATGAGGACATCCTTAAGGCTACGCTAAACCAGTGGAAAGAGTGGGACATCCAAGACCCTGTCGACTTTATGAAAGGTGTCTACAATGCCGCCATTCAAGCCTCGGCAGAGGTAGGATACGTCACTAAGTTCCGACAGAAAGCCCTGCAGTCCGGTGTCGGTTCAGCTGAGAAAGTTAAAGGCTGGGTCAAGATTAGTGCCACGGGTGATGGACGACTCGACCAGTTAGTTGAGACAGAGTTTTGGGTACACCCTGATATTGCCGAGGCATGGGATGCTGTAAACAGAGTTGTGGGCAGCAGCACTCGTCTTAACGGCGAGGTTGGTCAGCTTGTTAGTAAAATTCTTGACCCGTTCACTGAGGCTTGGAAGTACGCTGTGACGGTGGCGCGTCTTGGTCACCACGTCAGAAACTTTGTCGGCGGTATCACAATGACCTACCTGGCTCAGGGCCTTAAATACGCTGCTGAAAGCCACCGTGCGGCATGGCGGTTTATGCGTGAGGGCGGAAGAAACTACACAGATGTTGACGTAGTTCGTGCTTTGGGTTACTTGGAAGAGCCACTTGTTACAGTTAAAAGTGGTCGACAGTTTGGTATTAAGAGCAAAAACTTTGGCACCATTACCGAAGACGAAATTGCTGAAGCCATGCTCCGTTATGGTGTGCTGCCTCCTGCTAAGAGCGCCCAAGCGTTGTACAAGTCCGAGGCTATTGGCGAAGAACTAATTGAGACAAAGGCAAGCCGATTCCTAGAAAAATTCTTTGGTATTGCCAGCTTGGGTACTGCTCTTCGTGGCGGTAAATGGGAGCGTGCTTGGACAACGCTTTCTGAAGGCCAAGACCACTACTCGCGTATCCAACACTTCTTGCAATACATCCGACAGGCGCAAGACGGCGAGCCGATGGCAAGAACTTTTGGTGTGACAGTTACGCCTAAATCTAAAGAAGAGCTGTTTGAGTTTGCTGCAGAGCGTGTCGGTAAATTTCACCCCGACTTGATGACCATGAGTGTTGGCGAGAAGACGTTTGCTCGTAGGCTTTACTCGTTCTACCACTGGAACAAGGGCGCTGTACAAGCAGTGCTTGAGACAGCGGTTATGGCACCACACAGAATTCAGCTGCCTAACAAGGCTAGTTATAACCTTGCGGTAGCGATGGGACTTGACCCTCACTCAATGTATGACCCGTTCCCTGTCGACCAGCGATTCCCCAGCTTCTTGACTGAAGAGCAACAGGGACCGACGTTTGAAATTAACGGTAAATACTACGGCGTACGGCCAGGTATTGCTTCATGGGACGTTATCAACCAGTTTGGTGGCGGTATTGATGAGGCGTTCTTTGATGGCCTAAACCCCGCATTTAAACTGCCTATTGAACTTGCAACAGGCACCAGGCTTGGCTCACAGTCACGTATTCGTGACATGAGCGAATACATTGACTCCAGTATCCCTGGCGCAGGTTACGTCAGCAACGTATCAAGTTACAGTGTGACGGGCTCGCTGCTTGGCCTGCTGACTGGTAGCGGCCTAGACAGGCAGTTCCAATACGAATCTGGCAACAAAAACGTGTGGGACCAGGCACTGTCGTTTAGCAACTGGCTGACTGGTTTTGGTATTACGCCTTACAGTAGAAGCAGTTACGTCAATTTGGCTAAAATTGAGGAACAGCTTAGACGTGCTGAGGAAAGGGAAAAGAACCAGTAATGTCAATGATTGGTTTTATTCAGGAGCAGCAGAAACGTAACCCACGAGAATCTGCTGAAGAGTTCGCTGCTCGGGTACGCCAGCCCGACACGCGTGTAGGAGATTTTTTGCCTGCCATGACTCCTGTCGTTGGGGAACCAATTAGTGCCATTGAGCGTGGGGCGATGGATACGCTACAGCGTGTCGGTGAAGAAAGCGCTAGGCTGGCAGAACAGCAGCAAGAAATTGCTGTCCGACAGAGGGCTATGGCAGCTGCTCAAAGGCAACAAGAATTAGCTCGGCAAGTACCGCAACAAACATACGATTATCAAGGTAACCTGACATCTGACCAGGTTGGAGAGGCTTTTGATGCTAACGGAAATCTCTCTGACGCACGAAGATTTGCAGTGCAGTCTGCAAGTTCGTATAGAGGAACACCTTACCAACTCGGAGGGACTTCTGCTCGCGGTATTGACTGTTCTGGTCTTGTCATGGCTGTATATAACCAGTTGGGTTACGGAATTTCGCAACATTCTGCTGGATGGCAGGGTCGTAACATTCCAGGTGTCCGTACGTCTGTAAGTAATTTACGTCCGGGTGATATAGTGGCTTGGAAGGATGGAAGCCACATTGCTATTTACGCCGGAAACGGAGAAATCATTGATGCTTCAAGAAGCAAAGGTACAACGCGCCGGTCACTATGGGCCTCGCCGCAAGAAGTGTATGGCATAGCCTTAAGGTTGCCAGGAGAATAATGACATGACACCCGACCAGGCAGCTCAGTTCCTGATGGATTACGGCCCAATTATTTGGACCGTTTTTCTCATTGTGGGAATTCTCGCAGCACTCATCAAAGTTTGGCCCTTTATTTCTAAGGTTGTTAAAGTTATCGACATCATTTCTGAGCTTCCAGACAGGCTTGACAAAATAGAAAAGCGCCTGGAGAATGTGGAACAAGAAGTTAAAACAAATGGCGGGTCAAGTATTAAAGATGCTGTGAAACGCATCGAAGACCACTTGTACTCTATAAAGTAACGCACCCCCAGCTAGGACGGAAACTGAGGGTGCACTAAATATTATCACAAAGGCTTGGGACGGAGGATACCTTGAGTTTCAAAAAAATAGTAACCGTGGTTGTAAGCGTCTACATCATGGCTTTTCTTATGGGTCTTGGGGCGGTGTTCGCCGGAGTGTAGTTCTGCGACTACGAGGACGGATGCGTCCTGTAGAACCATCTTGGCTTTGTGTCGTTTTGCGTAAGCTTTCAGCGCTCCGATGACTTGTACGGCGGGGAACCTGCTCCCGGTCTGGACCATTTGTTTTCCCTGACGGAGCCGGTAATCTTCGCATACGACGGTAGTGACGCCTTCTAACGCTTCCAGTCTTTCGAGGAGACTGTCGAAGTCCAACATTTCGCGTTCGATGAATTCACCGTCATCCTTCCAGTATGCGATGCCGGTTGTGTCTCCTGGGTCAACACTGATTACCACAGGTGGCTTTCGCTATCGAGGCAGTGGTTGGTGGCTGATTCTTGGTCGTTGTCTAAATAGCCACAGCTGGGGCACTCGTACAGTATCGTTACCATTTATTCGCCGTCCTTCTTGGGAACCCAATAATCTACATCTACTGCAAATCGGACATCGAAGTTAACTTCACCTGTTACGGCGTTAACGTCTTCCATAACTGTCCGTATCTTCTCTATGTATTGGTGTACTTTGGTTTCCCGTACCTCAAATGTAATAGAGTCGTGGACTTGAAGCAACATTGAGCAATCCTCGGATTCGAGTTCTTCAAAGCATCGAACCATGATGCGTTCGACAATGTCTGCTGCTCCTCCTTGGATGACACTGTTCATTGCTTTATAGGATTCGCTGGTGCTTTCAAAGTGTCGTTCGCGTCCTGACCAAATTTTGATGGAACCGGACTGCTCTACTTTTGCTGAGCATCTGTCATTAAACCTACGAAAGTGTGGATATGTAGCAAAATAGTTGGCGCGGATTTCTTTTGCTTTTTCTCTGTCGACATTAAACGCGTCCATGATGCGTTGCTCGCCAGCCCCGTACTGCATGGAGTAAACAAGTGTTTTGGTGTCGTGACGCGACATGCCCAGTTGTTTGGACATTTCGGTAAAGATGTCTCGTCCTTCCAGGAACACTTTTTTGAGTTCTTCTTCTCCTGCGTAGGCTGTGGCTAGGCGCAGTTCTAGCTGTGAGAAGTCGGCGTTGACCAGAGTAAATCCTGGTTTGGCAATAAAGCACTCTTTAACTTTGCCGTTCCAAGGTTTGTCAGACGATTTTGGTATCTGCTGTAGGTTGGGCTCAGAACAGCTCAGACGGCCCGTAGCGGTCCCGTGAGTCTTATATGAGCATCTGAGCCTATCGTCAGGTCCACGGAGGCTCAGATAGGGCCTGTAGGCCGCTGTGACGGCTTTCTGCCAGCCTCTGTACTCTTTGATGAGTGTGGCTACCGGAGAGTCCATTTTCTCCAGCATTTCGTCATACTTGGTCATAGCTTGCTTGTCGAAACTGGGTGCACCAGTACGTTGGCTAGCTTTGACAACAGGAAGTCCCAGGTCATCAATCAGCAGCTTGCGCATCTGCTTAGGACTAGCAGGGTTGATGCCAAGCTTTTCGACAATGCGAGCCATCTCAGCCTCACCTTTTTGTACATATTCTTCGGCAAGTTGTACATCAATCTGTACACCTTTTCGCTTCATCGACAACAACACGCGAATCAGTTTTTGTTTGTGCTGCCAAAAATCTTCAGGCAACGCCAACCACTCAGGCCGCTTACGCAAAATGTCGTACAGCCGCCACGTCAATTGCGCATCAGTCACAGCGTAATCCCAAATGGTACGCCAGTCTGTGTTTGTCCATCCAGATTTTTTCTCGCGCTCAATGTTGATGTCTTTAACCTTGCCAATGCTTTTGTGAATGTAATGCTGCGACAGCTGGTCAAGACTCTTGGCAAAAGGTTTGTTCTCGTCAATAAGATGCGCCATCGTCGGCACATCATAAAAGTTTTCGGGACCAAGATAAATGCCCACAGTTTCCAGCGATAAAATGTCGAACTGTGCGTTGACATACACAAATGTGTGCTCGCCTTCTTCCATAACTTTTTTAAACAAGTTAAAGGTTTCGGTCCCAATGTTGTCGCCTACTTCGTGGCGGAAAGGAAAGTAATGACTGAACGCGTTGTTACCAATTACAGCAGCAATGCTTGCACCGATACATGTGTCCTCGTGGGATGCAACCCTGATGCCTGTGGCTTCCGTGTCCAGCGCTATTACGCTTCCTGGGTTAGCAGCTAACAGCTCTAATACTTTGCGGCTCTCCGCATCAATATCTTTAGATTTCAATATCGCCATCTCTCACTCCAAATTGTTCAAACACTCTACCTAGTTCTGACGTAAACCCAAGCGTCTCTGGGTTACGTTCAATCTGGAACGGGTCATAAGTTGGCCCGAGCCTGTTCTTCAGCGTGTCGACTTGCAGCAGGTCACCCTCAACAATCTTGAGCGACACTACAAAGTCAGCGTCTGTCGTAATGTACGTAGAGCCGTACACATCCGACAGCTCTACACCCTTCTTCTGCCCATCGTTTGGTTTCTTGCGGTTGTGGTGAATCATCAGCATGGCGCAAGAATACTTGGCACGTACCGTGGCCAAATAGTGAATCAACGTCTTCACCGCTTGCTCGTCGGTCAGCTCTTTAGACGACACCTTCTGCAGTGAGTCGATAATGATGACGTCGGGCATGTGCTCATTCATTATCTGGTCAAGAAATACTTGACCCTCGGGCGTGTCGAGATATACGGGCGTGCCAAAGGGTGCGACGAGGAAGTTGCGGTTAAGCGTGTTCATGTCGTCGTACCCTTTGGCAATGGTGCCCATGAAATGATTAAGTGGGGCCGCACCCATCTCCAGCGACAGAAAGAGAACCTTCTTTGACCCTGCGACGTTGGACCATTTCAGGAACTTCTCTTTGGAGAGTGCGAGGTGCGCCCCCACAGCTATAGAAAACTGGGTCTTACCAGTACCTGGGTACCCAGTAATCAAACCTAAACCGCCCTGCGCAAGCAGGCCGTCAAGTATCCACTCAATCTTGAACTCGGCATCGACAAACTCTTGATACCCATAAATCAGTTTGGACTCGCCCATGATAGGCGTAGTTTGGTTGGCCGACTCAATCATCTTGGTCAGGTCAACATTGTCTAACGAGTTGTAACCGTGCTTCTGTCGAGCACGGTTGATGAAGTCAGCCATGCGCCGGTCACGGTCATAACGACCTTTGTACTTGCCCCACCTGTCGTCAGCGTCATACAGCATTACTGCAATCTGCTCGTCATGCCAGCCCAGCTCAGCACCCAAGTGTGACAGCTCCGACATGGCCGCAGACCTGTCCTTCTTCGGCGGCCCTTCAAAGTATTTGGCGTCTCGGTTAAACTTTTCCAGCAGGTCGGAGGTCCAGTGTGCGAGAGACCTGACCTCGTCAAGAGAAGGCAGTTTGCCAAGAACTATGTCAGTGCTAACAATCTTTCTGGCTGACGGTATTTGAGCAAAATCTTCAAGACTGTAACGCGTCTTCACGCTCCCACTCCTTCACAATCACTGGCATGTTGCGCTTGTGATTAGTTGTCCTTATCGGACGCAGGATTTGGTCGGCGTCCCAGCCTGACGTATCCGCGTGCATCAAATACGCAATCGCTCTATTTCGGTCTTCTAGTGTCTCAATGTTGTCCAGAAACTTATCAAGCTTCCAGTAGCAGTGCTCGTGCCCTTCAATAGAGGACTGCACAATGAGTGTCGGTGGTGGTATGTATACTACGTCGGGTTCTTCGTCTGGCCACTCTTGCGGCGCGTTACCGTCGAAGTCAACCCACAGCACATTACTGCCGAGAACGTTCTCTTTAATTGGCTTAGCAGCCTTGTATAGTGCTGGTGAGTAGAACACGTTGGCTTTGACAGCTGACCATTTCAGTGTGTGTTTGATGACGCCTGCTCGTTGACGAGGCCACGCAAACATGTAAGGCACCCATTTGCCTTCGTGTTCGACAGGTATGTACACATATGTGGGGCTGTCGGTTACGGGGTCTTCGCCCCAGATGTAGTTGTAAAACTCTGTTAATTCTGTCGTCGCATCCATTATTCGTCCTTAGGGGAATGGTGGCCCCGAGTACAAAGGTTTAAAACTCGGGGCCACCTGCCCGTCGCTGCTAGGCGAAGGGGTTATCAGCAGCGGTCTGACGGGCTTTCTTCTGGGCTGGCTGGGGAGCGCCAGAAGACTTACCAACCTTTACATTCTTGATGTTCTGGAACATCTTACCAGCGTTTTTGCCTTTACCAGCAGAGCTGTAAAGCTGGAGAGTTCCACGGAGACCAATCAGGTCGTCACGGTCAACGCTGTTGACCTCATCCCGTGCAACACCAAGGTCCATAAGCCGTGCCACGTAGTAGCCAAGCTTAGTGCGTTCCCGGTCAGTCAGGTTCTCGGGGTCCTGCGGAAGCTCAAAGAGTTCGCTCTTCTTGATTCCGGTGTCTCCGACAAGGTACTCCATGATGACCCATGAGCGGTCAGGGTAAGCCTGGCTTCCCTGCTTCACATAAACATCTCCGACTTCAAATTCGTAGATGCCGTCCTCAAGGTCATATGACGGTGCCTCAATGTCAGAGGTGTCAATGCCATAGTCTTCAAGCAATGCCATTTTCTTGTCCTTTCAGTGTTATCAGTTATTCGCCTGTGTAGACGGGCTCGTCGTCTTCGATGTACTCTTCAGAGACGGGCACGCCTTCGTCAGGCAGTTCATCAGAGGCCAAGGTTTTGTCCTCTGCTACCACGCCTTTGGTGTTGTCGCCAAGCCAGTCGGCAATAACGGCAATGAAGTCCTCCGGCGTGGAGGTTAAGGGTAAGCCACCAATGCGTGACTTGGCGTCAACCAACGCTGAAGGGTGCGACTGTACCAGACGCTCGTAGCTGATGTTCTTACCAGCTCCCTTGATTTCGTTGGTGACGTGTGCGGTAACGTGCATCAGCTTCTGCAACCCGTCATTGTTCTTCGGGGTAAAGCCGGGCTTAGTTACCTTGACCTTGCGGTGGTCGACAACTTCGCGCTCGTGAGCTACGAGGATGACGTGGACACCTGCAAGGTTTTGAAACATCTCTACTGCTTTGCGGCACGCATCACCCAGAGGCTTGTACAGCCGGGCGTCTAAGGCTTCTGTAGGGATTTCGTCGGCTTGTGCGCCAACGTCTTGCCTGAACAGGTCGTCTAGCAGCATGTCTGCGGCAGTAGAGAACTCATCGATGACGACAGCGCCGACCTTGTCAAACCCGCTCTCGCCTGTCGCAATCGCATTAGCGATTACGGCAAAGTCAGAGAACGCATTGTACTCGGCACGTACGACATTCTTGAGCAGCTTGGGGTGGTTCTCCAGCGACACCCATCCTTCTTTGGTGTCGATGTATAGCACCTTCTGCTTTGGTTTGATTATCTGTTGTGCGAGCGCAACCGACAGGACAGTTTTGCCAGTACCAGGCTTGCCATACAGCATTGCCATCAGGTTCTTAGCAACTTTCTCTGACCCAAGGTCGGTCATGCGCCCAAGGATTTCATCAAGGCGTTTATTCATTAGTGCTTCCTTCAATTGTGGCGGGAGCAAACTCTCGCCGTTCGCGTATTTTGTATTCAGTTTTCTTCATTAGTTCGACGTTGCCGCCAACTAATTCTGTTGAGCAGATGTCGCGGAATGAGCAGGACTGGCACACCATCTTGTTGGCTGTGCGGTAAGCCCTCTTCTCCTGGTCTTCGATGCTCAAGTCTTTTAGTGCTTGAATCTCAGCAGCTACACCCAGCTGTTCCATGAAGGTGTTGACAACACGTTGTGTGTTGGGCTTTAACATCATGTAATACTGCATGTTGTCTGCCTTGGGGTCTTTGAGTTTACGGGTGCGAAGCATGTTGTAGGCACCGTACTCAATCTCAAAGCCAAGTGCACGCAACGCGCCGATGTACTTGGGAATCTGTGGTTGCAGGTCCGTTTGTTCTGGCGTGTAGAAGTCGTACACCAACTTGTGGTCGACTACTGCATACTTGCCTTCTTTGTCTTGAATGACGAGGTCTACGACAAACGGGTAGGTTGAATCGTTGTCAGTGTCGTAAAGCAGGTTGAACTCTTTTTCGACAGCTAAGATACGTGCTCCGCTGTTGAGTATGTACTCGTTGGCGAAGTAGCCGTAGGTTTCGTCAAACAAAATGTCTTCGAGGCGGGCCCGATTAGATGCGTCTTCATAGCCTTCCCTGACTATTTCTGCATACGCATCTCTAGCTGCCAATAGGCCCGCCTCAAAGTTTTCTTTTTGCTCGCCAGCTGTGTCCCCGTAGGACGCAACTGTGCTGTAAAAAACTTCTAAAACCTTGTGGCCTGCAGTACCAGTGGCAAGGCTGTTGCTTTCTTGCACACGTTGCAGGCTAAGACCGTAGCCGTAGTAGTGTTTGCGTCGACACAACAGGTAGCTGTCGACTTCGCTGTGACTAACGCTGGGCATTTTCTGCTCCTTCGCGTAGTTCAGACATGAGGTTCACCAGGTTTACGTATTTGCGAGCCAGCTCGTAGCTTTTGACAATGTCGTCTTGGGCACGGTGGTTCGACAACGGCATGTCGTCGCCAAGGTTTGCATAACCAAGGCTGTCAAAGAACATCCGGAGTGTCGACACATCCAAGTGTCGGTGAGACAGTTGCCTGTCTAGACGTGGCATGTATTCGCTGATGAAGCCCCGGTCAAAGTGGACACTTGAACCAGCGAGGATGACGGGTTGCTTAGGCGTCTGTGCCTGCAGTGGCCGTAGGTCATCCAGAATCTGGTCTTCAATGTCTTCAATCATCAGCGTGTCACCATAGGTAAGCTCGTGGACCAGATTGTTTTGTGTGTGCATTGTCTGCACAACAAGGTCTTGCTTGAGCAGCTCCCAAGTAGTTTTGTCTGGCGTAACCACAGCAAATTGCGGTTGCGTGAGCCATTCCCAGTTGTCGCTCACAAACCAGCCAACTTCAATAATCTCTGCACTGTCAGGGCTCAAACCAGTTGTTTCCAAATCAATCCATAGTTGCATTTTCATCTCCGTCCTGTTACTAGCGTAACACTAATCGAGGGTTACACCCTTTGTCAATTTACGGCGTGTCGCCCACCATTCTTCGTTTTCTGCTATCTCTTCTTCAGTCGCTTTAGTTTCTGCATCGTGTTTCTTGTACTCCTGCTTGGGCAGGTATGGCTCGTCGGCTGGTGGCCGCTCGCCATAATACTTGTTGTTCATTGCGTGCCATCTGTTGTGGCAGGTACTGCAAATCCTGTGCACATTGTCGGGTGCGTTGTTGATGACGTTCTTGTCTGGCCCGTGGTGCCTGTCTCCTTTGTCAGGTCCTTTGGTGGGCTGAATAATACTGCCCGCACAGCCGATGATGGGTTCAACACCGCCACCTGCATACTTGAGCCCAGCCCACTCACATTTCATGTCTTTGAAAATGGGGTACATCATTGCGGCTCGCTTGCGCCCTGTCGATGTGATATCAGTGATATCACTTGGCTCAGCCATTGGCCTGCCGACACCGCGTTCTATCTCGATGATGGCAACGTCGTCTTGGTGTGGTTCGTACAGTTTCAAGTGCAGGTCAAGCCATGCTTCTTCGTACTTGTCGGGGTCAAATGTCACAGTACCTCACCACTTTTCATCGCTTCGCTCAAGCTCTCAGCCGTCATCTCGCCTTCAGATTCTGTCATTGTATCGTTGAACGCCGACACCATCTGCTCTTTACGGTGAATCGTGTTGCTCATCCAAGTGTCGATACTCGCTGGCACTCGGTAAATGTACACGTCGTTCTCTTGCTGTTGGCCAATGCGGTCTGTCCTCGCGTAAGCCTGGTCCCTCTTGCCCGGATTCCATTCTTCGTCGAGTATGTGCGTAACAGTTGCACTGGTCAGGTTTAGGCCCGTCCCACCCGTCTTGTAGTTGCACAGTACGATGTCCCATCGTGGTTCTTCTCCCTTAGCCAAATAGAAATTGTCTTTAATTTCTTGCCGCAAATTCTTAGGTGTTGCACCTGTCAGCAATGCAACACTCAACCCTTCCGCTTCAAGCCTGGTTCGCAAAGCTTCTAGCGCTGTACTGAACTGGCTAAATACTACTTGTCTGCGCTGTTGCTTATGCATAATCAACGCTTGCTCTACAAGCGCATCAATCTTCGCTGACTCCTGCACCTCACTGCCCACAGAAAATATGACGTTGCCGTCATAATCTGTCAGCTCAATACCTGCAGGCCACACGTTTGCTTGGCGCTTGCGGGTAATCAGCGCAATCAAATGCATCACTGTCATGTGTTCGCCACTGTCCAACATGATGGAGGCACGCTCCGACAGTTGGCGAATAATCTTGTACTGTTTGCTATACGTTTCAGGGTCAATGTCGACACGCACAATGTGCTTACGTTGCACAGGCAACACAATGCCTGCGTCGTCTCTGCTTCTTGCAATAAAACGCCCAGCAATCAAAGGCTTCAAGTTTTCAAGCTGACCGTCACGGAACTCAACCTTGCCCGAGTGATAGTTTTGGATACAGAACGAGCGAATAAACTCTGTCTTGCGTTTGAACAGCATCGGGTCACACAAGTTTAGCATCGAGAAAATGTCAAGCGGACTGTTTAGCAACGGTGTACCTGTCGTAAAGCACACATGCTTCACACTCTTCGTCGACAACCACTCATCCAACAAATACTTGTAGGTCTCCCCTCCAGCACCTTTCCGCCAGCCACAGGAGGCGCACAGACGCGGTACCAGGCGTGGTTTATATTTCGGGTCATATAAACCCTCCATGAAGTCCCCACACTGCGCACACTGATTATCAGCTTTGATAATCGCTTCCACGTTTTTGAAGTTAGATGTCGCCGTGTTTTTTAGGTTGTGCGCTTCATCAACGATGACCGTGTCAATCTGCCACGCAATAAGCTTGCGCAACAAATCCTTGTCGCGTCGCCAAATTTCGTAGTTGACAATCACAACAGCCTGGTCCGCGCCTACTATTTTGTCCATCTGCGCATGACGCGTTTTAGGCGTCTTTTTGTACAAGTTGTACACGTCACGGTGTGGCGCAAGCGTCATCAGCTCGCCCGCGAACTGGTCACAAATGTCAGCCTGACACACCACCAGCACACGCTTGGCATCGACAAGGTCGAGCCAACCAACACTCTGTCGTGTCTTGCCCAAGCCCATACCATCGCCCAGAATCCAACGTCCCGCACCCGCACCAAACAATGCGCCACGCCATTGGAAGTCAAGGATAGGTGGCACCTCATCGTTACCGCTATACCAAGGCTTACCCACAGCACGTTGCAGATAAAAGTTAGCTAACTCTTCAGCTTTCGCCTTAACAGCCTCACCCTGCTCAATAGATTCTTCTCTACGTTGCTGGGCCTCCTGTTGCTTCTTGACCTCCCGCATCTGACGACGATGCTCACGTTCAGCCTTCTCGTCATCCTGCAAACCACCAAGTAACTTGGCAATCTCTTTGCGCTTAGCCTCAGCATCAGCAAGCTTCTGTCGTCTGCGAGCCTCAAGGTCGCTGACCTCATCAAACAATGTCAACGGCCATGTCTCCTGTATCGAGGACGCGGGGACATGATGTATCGGATAAGAAGTTGCATCAGCCGATAGGCCACCATGCCCATGATGAACCCGGTCCCAATGGCCCACGTCAAATACCAGAACTCAAACATTTGTCTTTGCCTCCAATATCTTCAATGCTTCGTGGTGTCGCAAGTATGCGAACTGGTATGACAAACGCTGTTCGCCCAGTTTCCGCTTGTCCTTCACTTGCTCATATTTTTTGGCTACACGTTCGTAGCGTTGTGCTTCTGCACGCAACTGGTCGTCGTCCATGTCATACAAGTCGTCGACCCAGAAGTCGTCGTTCGGGTCAAGAAACCCGTTCAACAGTGCCATCTTCATTACCGCCTATCTGCGTATACCAGTCGGGCTGGTCCGCGTTGTTCTGTAGTGCACGCCCAAGCGACACAAGGTTGATACCAAGCGCCTCCAGAATCATGCCCTGCTTCTTTACTTCGTCGAGCTGTCGTGTCTTATCCAAAGTTGTCAGCTCAATCAACTTCGGACGCACCTTCGCTGTCCAACGCACCCAACCCTCAGCAGGTTGCTCACCCGACACACGGATAACATCACTCTGCAACTGTTCAGGCATCGCCAGATGGTAACGCGTAGGTTTGCCAGGCACTGTGCTGACCTGCACTTCTTTCGTCACAACCTTTTTCACCGTGTTGTATGACCTGCCTGTACGTTTCGCCAGGTCCGGAATCGAAAGCGGTGCACGAGCCAAAGCAAGCGTGAACAACACAGCTAACCTGTTCTTCTCAGTGTGTATCACGCGTCTTCACCCTCCGGGTTCCAATGCTCAGCACAACCAACACACATGTGAATGTCGTAATCAAAATCTTCACCCCAATACATGTGGTTGCACTCCAAACAACGAGACACCATACGAATCGTCATAGTCCTAGCTCCTCACAAGCTCTATCAAACTGTCGTTGGTCATGCCAGTCATCAGGGTCTGACTTTTCTTCTTCCTCCAACATGTCGTCAGACATGATGGGGTAAGGAGGCTCAAACATCATGGTGCATACTCCCTCCCGGTCCAACCATCAACGATGGCTGTCCCATACTTGCGTGCATAAAACTTGGCTGTGGATAAGTTGTGCACAAGCTCCAACGTGCCATCTTTAGCTCTCACGTACCACATATCAGTTGCTCCTTCTTGGAAGTGTGGACACAAAGTCCCTAATCAATTCAGGTGCCTTCGTCAGCACCGTCTCACAGCTCCACCAGTCCATACCGTCCTCGTCATCCCACAACTCAGCGGGATAACGCTCCGGATAGTCAAAGTGGTCCTCATTCACCAGGTTGCGCAAATACTCCAACGCGTCACGACGCAACGGGCCACGAGACCTGCGGTCAATCTTCAACGAGTAAAACGTACTCGTGTCGACAACAGGCAGACCGTGCTCCAAGTCCGCGTCAGGGTAATACTTGTCACCCGGATACCTCAGCGGGTAAAACGTGAGATACACGTAACCCTCCCGAGACCATACGTTGATGTCGTAGGTCGGTGACTGTAACTGGTTCACCGTCTCACTAATCATTGTCAGTTGCATCAGTTGCTCCTTTGTATTGTCTTCCCAATCTCGTCTCAAGCCAGTAGCAGTCGTCACACAAACCACTGAAATGAGGCTCCATTGGCTCTTCACACAGTGTACACGTTAGCGTACTCATATCGCATCCTCCCACGCACACGCATTGCAATCAACATCCACCGTGTCGTGAAAGCCGTGATAGTACAACGCCTTACGCTCCAGTGGCGTCCACTTGGAAATTGTTCCATCGGGGCGCGGGGTATACAGGGGCATACGGTCAAGCATCAGAACACCCTGCTCTCTTGGTAATCCCAATACCTGCGCTCCATGCACAAGTCACACAATCCATCAGTTGTCGCTTCACGCTTATCACACAGCTCACACATTATCGTGCCACCCACTGCGAGTAAACATGACCAGCCTGCTCAATTACAGTCGTGCGCTTGATGTCACTGTTGTCATGCCCGACGAGACGCTTCGCAATCATGTCAGCATCATCCGGGTCATCGTACTGCGTGTTCAACCAGCCAATCGCACCACCAGTTGTTTGATACTCAACTCTGAACACTATCTTAACCATCCCTTCTTCTTGTAATGCACCCGCTTTATCTCGTCGGGTCGGACAGAACGTATCATGCCCTTCTTGTCCTTTACGTCAAGCCACTCCACAATACGTGTCGTGTCGCCACCCGAGATGACGTGCGCCACAAACTTGACACGTCCAATGCGGGCAACCGTCAACTCTTGTCCGTGTTCGATACGTCGTCGACGTGAACCGCCACGGGTATAGAACTCGTTGATACGTCTCACTTGGTAGAGGTCACTCATTCGTACCTCCGTCGTGGTGTGTCGGGGTCCAGGTCGACAATGATAGCTTTACTACCAGACTTGTCCCACTGGTATATCAGTCGGTGGTTGTACAGTATGTTGTCCAACTTGTCGGCCAGCTCCGTGCCAGCAATATTCTGGTGATACAACACGCCACCATCGATACTGCTGAATCGGCTCCGCAAAGAGAACACCAACGGTTGTTCGTCGATAATGCCTTCTTTGTCGTTGTCGATACAGCCAGGGCAACAAGCTTGGATAGTTGTCTTGACTCGGATGCCTGCCTGCCTAATGGCTCTGACCGCACCCTTCCAGTCGTTTGCTTTTTGTTTGACAATCACAGGGTCACCTCCTCATCAGCCGACCAGTCCCAGATTGCCTTTTGGTGCCATGCTTTGCCTAGCTCCACTGCAGGGAACTCAGACTCTATCCAGTAGCACTTCTCAACCCAGGTCACGCCTTCGTCGTCAGTCCAAACTCCGACAAACTCATCAACGTAGTGTTCGTTGACCAGCTCCCATATTGCGAGGCGGTCTGTCGTGGTGTACGTGCTACTCGGTGCCCGGAATTCTGTGTAGGCGACTTGGTAGCCATAATCAAACTCAACAGGCACAATCGTGGTGGCGCTGAGTTTCAGGTAGGTGCCATCAGGCACACCGTCGTAGTGCACACTGGCGTCGAGCCGGTCTCCAATAATTTTGTAACTCATTGTTTCGTCCTATCTGGCCAGTATCTCTGACCTCATAACTAGAGGTTAGCGTACTCTGTCAAGTATTGCAACCCTGACTTGCAAATTCGTGGGCGTGTCGCGCTCCGATACCACATAAACACTAGGCCGACAATTTCACACCAGACTTGCAAGGTTGACCTATATAAATTTCCCCGCTAACCTCCATCAAGGAGGTTATCGGGGAAATAAGAGGGGAAGACATCAAGTGGCCCACACTCCGGGCCTAAGGGCCCTACGTGGGCCACACCAAAGGCACACACAACACACCCACTCGAAACACACACAAAGGGGTAATTCGTCTGCTGGTTTGTCCGAGCAATCGGGCAGGCTATTTTTCCGTCTGGTTTCCATGGGGCAGGCAATCAACCGACAGGCAACCAACCAATCAATCGTCCACTTGGTTTCCAGGGCGGGCGGTGTAGGGGACCCCTTGCGGGGTCCCCTCCCGTCATGCGTGTGTTGCGTCCCAGAATCGTTTTTTGTCGAATCGGGGGTTTGTTTCTTGGAAGATGGCCATGAGGTCATCAATGAGAAGTGAGAAATCTTCAGATTCCCCATAGGTGTGGCCGTATTGAATTTTTTGGCGGTAGCGGGCTAGCGCTTGCGCGATAGCCTTGAAGTGTTTGCGAGTCATT